ATTTTGAAGAATAAAAACAAAAAAAGAATAAATAGAACTGACAATCATGGCCGTACAGCTGCTTTTGGATTCCACATTAACTGGATCTATTGCACAAGGATTGGAGGAATATTTGGTGATCCCGGAGAAGAAGGATGTCAAACTTATGTACTCTCATCCAGAAATACAAGAATTAAGACTGGAACCACATACAAAAGTATTGTATGATCTGAATATAAATTCTATAAGATTGCCAGCCAGGATCAATAATCCCCTCATCCCATATAGTGAAGATGTGAAGAAATACATTTTATCACATGATGAATTAGATGCTAAAAAAATACATGACCATCATCACAGCAATCTTAAAATCTTACAGGAGACGTTTGATCTTTTGCCTCTGGAGGATGGAATCAGAGCTAAGGAACAAACATTTGATATAAATGTATTAAAAAAGATGTCATTTGGGAAATATTCTATGAGAACTGACTTGATTAATGTGTCAGCTCTGGAGTTTGCTAAGAGAGCTACACAACACGAATTAGGTATAACTGCCTTGACGGACATCCCATTCCAGCCCACCAATGTTAAATCATCAGATTCTTTGTCTTTCCTAATTACGATTCATAGAATGAGGGCTTTATTAGGGAGATTAAATGAATCATCATATAAAGATTATAATAATCCAGTTATGAATACTGAAGAAGCAACATTACATCTATATAAGAATTACACTTATTCATATAGTGCCAGATGTTCTACCTATGAATATTGTATAATTGTGTCAGGAGGACATTTTAAAATATATCATTCGGACACTGACAAATGGTTTTGTGGAACATTGACATACTTAGATTATATGTTTAGTGTGTCAGATATAATGAATAATCTAGATATAATAATGAATTGTAAAGAATATGAATGGGCCCATGAATTTTTTAATCTAATGAAGAAATTTAGTTCAACAGATTGCGAGCACAATAATGCTATGAATTTTATGAAGAGCATGGAAGGTTTTCTATTAAATATGTCAGATTATGATGAAGATTTTGCCATGAATTGGGGGCCAATACTAGATGCATCTTATGAACTATATAAATTGGACAAAGTTATAACAGGTTTAGATTATGATTTTAAGTTGGTAATGATGGAACTTCATGACCCAAATATATATTGTAATAAAGATTCAATATTACAATCAATTATAGGCTTATGCAAGAAATTAACAAGGACACAGATGCAAGAATTATCATCCCTACATAAACTAATATTTTATGCTGAGGTTAATGATGAAGCCGGAGTAATTAAATTTTTGAAAAGAGTACATACCCCTAGGAAAATTGATATAGAATCAGTAAAGGGGATAACTAGATTAGCTAAACAACTATTTATTATATCATACCATAAGAAGCATAAAACGCCTCCTAATTGTTTAGGGAATACAAAAAAGATAAAGTTGCTGGAGATTAAGTTGAATAGAAGAGAATACAATCAAATATCAAGTCTTCCCCTATCATGGTGGGATGATATAGAAATATTTAACTGTATGGATAATAAGTTAACTAATGATGCATTGGAATTTGCTAAAGATAAGGGTGCATTGAAAAAGGAGGTAAGATTTGGCCCTGGTGATAGCAGGAAAGAATTACTTCAAGTAATTGAGCAAGAAAATTATATTTTGAAGGATTTTTTCGGACAAGGACATTTTGTACCTAAGGAACCGAAAATTTACCTGACTAACCATGCAAGAGATCCTTTCCCAACACAGCACCCGGTAAGACTAATAGAAAAAGAGAGGGAACAAAAAGAAGAGGCTCGATTATTTGCTAATGGGGAGCTGTCAGATAAGCATGCATTGAGCTTAGTTACCACCCGTATGAAGAAAGCTTTGGGGT